TAATAGGTGTAAGGACTAATTATCCAGTTTATAATTTTTCTAATCATCTCTTTCTCCTTTAAACCACTGTTTACTATAAAGTCTTATTTTAAGAGCTGTTTTGTGTTTTGAAGATAATATCATAGACAGTGTTCTTAGTTTTCCATACTTAACAATACTATCATTTATATCTTTGCAGTTGGACCAATCAGGAAAACTCACACTCCAATTTTGTTCAATGGCCTGTGCTACAATTTTAGGACCTTCGTGATCTCGATCTGGTACTACAATGACTTCTTTATTTAAGGAATTGATTAAGGAGATCTGCTGAGAATTTAATTCGCTGCCTAGTATAGCCACACCATCTATGCTGATAGCGTCAAATGGTCCTTCAGATACTATGATAAATTTTCTTTCATAGTTTTGATTATCAAAATTAAAAACATATCCAGGTTGTTGTTCACTGATATATTTAGGCTTATGGTCTGTGATTCGTCTAGCAGTATATCCTACAATTAGTCCTTGATATCTAAATGGAATAATAACTCTATCTATATAATTTGGAGACCAATAAAAATCAAAATCGAATGGATTATCAAACCCTCTATTAACAACGTAATTTATTATGCTAAGGTACTTTTCTACTAATTCTTTTGCTGGTTCTACTTCCATGATTTTAGCCCATTCGGTCAAGGGTTTAGCTAGTTCAGGTAGTTCTCTGTTATCAAACTTTGGTATTAGGCTAGCATAATTATTTTTTTCTAATTCATCTTTAAGTTTCAGACTTTCAAAAGAACATTTGCTAATTAGGTCATCTGACACATTAATCCAGTGCAAGAATTTTTTAAATTTTAATGTAAGCATTCTACCAGATTGCCAACTAGTTTTAAAACCGCAATTAAAACAGTGATAGCTAATATGATCGCCGTTTAAGATAATTCCACCGCGTTGTCTGTTATCTTGTCCTGTGCCCATATGGTGACAACACACCGCATTAAAGCTGATCCAGCCACTGGGTGTGGTTTTTCTTTTGTAGGGCAGATGACTAAACACTGTGTCTATGATAAGGCTCATAGCATTAGTTTAGCGTCTCACTAGGATTCTGTCAATCTTTCCGGTATTGCCTGTGTCCAATACGTATTTTATTCTAGCCCAAACCAAGTTATTGCTATAGTCTTCACCAGTATAGGTCTTGGTCACCGATGATGTACTGCTGGTCACAGCGAATGATTCAACTGTTCTCCAATCTGTAGCAGTGCTGACGACTACATCTTCAGTAAATTGTACATCAATTGTGCCCTCAAACAGCTCCAAGTAAAAGTCAAAATTTACAGTTTGAACAGTGCTTCGATCGTTGGGTTGATTTATTTCTGCTGCTTCGCTATAGTAGGTATAGACAAAAGGTTCTACATTATCGTCTACCATATAATGGAATCTGTCTATTTCAATAGGTGGTAATTCCTTTGGCATCACATGACCTATAAGGTCTAGTGTTCCGCTTAGACCAAACTGTGTATCTCCATAAACTGGGCTACGAGTGCCATCAGAATTGTCTATATAAATGGTATAGTGCAGGAATTGTGGGGCCAGACTGGCCAATACTCTAGCAGGAATAGTCACAGTGGCCAGACCTGGCGTCAACAAATGAGTTACTGTGGCTGTATAGATTTCCTGATCTAGTTGATCCATTAGTACACAGCGTATAGTTTTGTCGCTGACTGTGATTCGTTTTTGTTCACTGTTTTTAAAATCAAGCAGTAGTTCATTATCTAGTCCTTTATAGATTTTAAATTTACGTTGATACACGATTCTATACTCCGTATTATGAGCAGTCAAATCAGCAGTTATTTCCATTCGGTTTGGATATAAATAAGCGGTAATTTTTTGCATTGGTGATTCGCCTCAACTTTATTTATGGCTAAATTAAGAGACAATATACAACAACAGCTACCTTTTATCAGTGTTTTACATTATGGTGATGAAGAATACGTAGGAATTATCATTAATCAAGATCAACATGTTACCAGTTTTTTTGACCTTGCTATGATAAAGAACAATGAAGAAAAAAGCCTCCTATTGGAAGTAGGAGAAATATGGTGGTGGGAAAGTAATCGTCAGATACCGATCAGTATATTTTGTCGTAAAGAAGTAGAGCCATTCAAATATGCCATAAAGACCTTCAACAGCAAGGATGTAAGGTTAATACTAGGGCCCACAGTAAACTTATTAAATCTCACCATAAAACGAGTCAAGCGCAAACAGGTTCAATTAATCAGAGCGCCCAAGCGTATCTAATCAAGCATATTCGTAACTTATAGATTCGCAGATCAAGTTCATTTGTACAACAATAGCAGCAGCATAGGCAGTGGCATGACTTTTTTTAAAGTAGTATTCGTCACCTTCTGGTTTGGTCCATACTTCGTTCATCACCGTAGTCCAATCTTTGCCAATCAGATAGCGTTTCGCGGGGCGTATCAGGGCCAAAACTGCCGCTAGCTGGGGTATTGTCCTTGGTTTCATTTCTCTTAAGATCGAACCATGTCCGTTGACGTGAAAGAGCAAATTGACGAAATCGTCCTGTTCTAGTAGTTCCCATAATGGCTCCTGATTAAGTAGTAGGCTAAGATGTTGTTCATTTTTAATATCTTTATACACACTGGCATTTAAGAAATCGATTTTAAAGTATCCTCGTTGTTCTGCTGTACGATAATCAAGTGAACTCAAACCTGTAAGAGGATTATAAGGAATAGGCTGTACATAGATACCTGTATTGTGTGCTACAAGTTTATCCTTGTCCAGTCTACTGGCCTTTATGTGGGTAATTTTATTCAAAATTTGATTTCTATCAAAGAAATCTATATCAATGTCAGGCATTAGTGAATAACCTTTGTTTCAAACAACATTAATGGTAAATGATCAGCTAGGTATTGAGCATAGGTTTCTGCGTCATCATCTGTGTCAAATCCACTTAGAACTACGGCAACAGTTCTATCCGAGTTATTAAACATAATTTCAATGTTTATATCTGTATCTTTGTATATCATAGCTCTGCCTCCTGCACTACCTGTTTTACCAAGTCAATATCCCAAGTTTGTCTATGAAACTTTTTGATCCATAAATTGGGATCTATAATTGTACTTATTGAAGAAAGCTGATCATCTCTAAAATTAGCCAGCATATCTTTGCCGGTAGGGCTATTCAATATCAGCCAAGGACTTACTTTACCATCTTTTATGTCAAATACAGCACGATTAGTGCTGACATATCTAAAGTAGTGATTCCACAGACTGTTAAAATCCTTAGCCCAAGATTCCATATGATTTATAGATCTTTCCAGGGCAGTCTCCACGCTTTCTGTGTGTATTAGGTTTACTATATATTTTTGATAAAGATCCTCTCTGCACCAATGGTCCAATTTAACTCCGCTAGTTACCACATAGTCTATAAATTTTTCAGGATAAAGTGGATTTACATTAGCAATAAAGCTGCCGAATTTCACAAAGGCAGTATAGTAAGGGCTTTTTGTAAACTCATCGTAGGTCTTTGTTTCATTCTGATTTTGTGTTAGTTGATAGAATCTATTATAAGTTTGGAATCCTGCTAGATTTGCCCTAGTATCTTTACTCATATATCTGCGTTTTTGTTCGCACATATGCACTGCCAATGTTTTTTCTTGAGTAAACTTAGATTTACAGTATCTACAAACAAATGGATTATTCACAGAAAGTTGTAGCATGTTTAAATCAGATCTGCGATTTCTTTATCACTATATCCGTGATCTTTGGCCAGTTCTTTCAGCTCCTTTTTAGTATAAAGTTTGGCCATGAGATCAATTTCATCATCTTTACGATCAGGGTAAATTTCACTTAGAAACTTTGTTGATTTGTTCATGGCCTGATCCTTCTTTTTCATGCCTAACCATTCGTGGAAGAATATTTTCTTGCTAGGATGATGGCACATACACAGTAACATCCATAATAATTTAGGATGCTTTTGTAAATCATTCCAATATTTATTAAAATATTCATTAGTATAGAGTATGAAATGTCTTTGTATTTCTTTGTTCTGACCTTTCACATTGCTCACATATCTATTCAATAGATAAAAACTATTCTTCAAGTCCTTTCTTTCATTATCCGATAGTTCATCCCATAGAGGTTTGAAGTCCATATCTACAGCCGCTAGTTTTTCTTTTAAACTAAGTTTTTCACTCATTTGCTATGCTCACTTTGGATTATCTTTTGATAATCTATATAGTATTATAGCATTTTCCATAACTCTTTGTAAAGCCGGATTGGTTTTCGCTTCTTGCCTCACTTCGTTCCATAAAATATGATTTTCTAAATCAGCTTGTCCTTCGCTGTGTCGTATACCAACGATAAATTTTTCGTCAGACCCAAATTCTCTTGCGTAGATAGTAGCACCATTATCCGGGCTTTCATAGATATATTGATGTCCAGGTTTAAGTTGTCCCATGTTAGTCCTTTCTAAATCCCACAGTTTCTCTTTCTATATCATCGTGGTCAAATTCTGCCCAATACAATTCAAATGCTGTAGTGTCTGATAAAGCTTCAAACTGATGATATTCTCCAGGAGCCACTTTAGTATATTGGCCTTCTCGTAGAATAGTTTCATCTACTAGGTCATAGTTGTTTTTCCATACACGAACAGATAAACATCCTCGTTCAACATAGAAACCATTCCATTTGTGTTTGTGCTTGTGTTTACTACAGACACCCCCTTTTTTAATTTCTATACGGTGAAATTCTAGCACACCGTTAGCCTCTAATAATTCAGTTACACCCCAAACTTTTCCTGCTTTCATTTTTGTCCTCACAGTATCTTACTAAGGTCGATCATTTCACTTTGACGACTTATTTCTTTTACAAAATAAGCGCAACTGGGTTTTGGTTCAGCGTTTAGTGGTACTGCCAGTAATTGATTGTTTTTCATTTTAGGAAAATACCATTTTACGTCATTATAAAAATTAATAATTTCTATTTTATAAAATTCTACCTTAAACCCGCTCAATGGGTTAAAACAAAAGGCTTCAAATCCTCTATCATTTAAGCTGGTAAGTGGTAAGATTTCTATATCGCAAGCACTGGTACTATCACCCACAGCAATATTCCAATCAATAGGCATAGTAATTTCATTTTCTCCTATTTTTAGCACCATAGCAGGGCTATTAAAGCTTTCTAAAAATATTAATGGCATAAAATAAAAATCTGGATTACGATTATCACTATTATCTAAAACTGCGAATCTCATATCGTCTTCTACTTCATCGGGTAAGTTATTTAGGTCGAATGCCCTATTGTCTAAAGTTAAAATCTGCATATTATTTCCAATCAATCTTGTCATGTGTAAAAGGATATCGAGCTTCCTTATAAAATTTTTTCCGTTGTGTAAGATGTCGTTTGGCAAACTTACAAGTACTGGTTATATCCCAGATTTGTACGAAGTCTTTATCTTCGGCCTTTCTAATGCCTCGCCCAATACTTTGTATAACCCTGACAAAGCTTTTTCCGGGTTCCAAAAGAACCAAATTAAAAATCCGAGGAATATTAATACCCACAGCGGCCACACCATAAGTCGCCACAATAATCTTGTTATCCACTGTTTTAATTTCATCATACTCTTCTTTTCGATCTTTGGTTTTTACTTCTCCTGATATGAACACTGAGTCTTTTAAAATTTCCACTAAATGTTTACCAGTATCTAGTCTATTAACTAAGACCAATGTGTTTCCACTTTGTGATATACCTTGTACCATATTGGCAATATATCTAACTCTATCTTTGTCTGTTACCAAATATTTGTTTTCTTCTGCATAGGTTTTAAATTCTGGCAAATCGATTAGTTGAGCAACATTAACGTGACAATTGCTCAACACTCCTGTTTCTTGGAGTTCATATGCACTTACACGGTTAATCAATGGTCCTATACTGGCAAAAATTGCTTGATTTTCATAATCTTCTTTAGGAACCGTGCCTGTTAGTCCCCAACGTATCGGAGCATTAGAAAGATTCTGAGTTAATAGTTTTTTTAGCACTGCGGCCTTAGCCATATGTACTTCGTCCACGATCACTGTGGTAATATTTGATAAAAATTGATCAAGTAATTCCGCATCTTTCAAGCTATCTTTGCTTTTTTTATCTAGTATGTTAAGACTTTGCCAAGTGCATATTGTATGTGTTCTAGCTAATTCTTTACGATCCCCGTAATAGACACCAACATCTAATTTACAGTTGCGAAAGTCTTCTTCTGTTTGTTCTACTAGACTTTTATTTGGTACAATAGTAATTGTTCTTCCGTAAGGTTCGCACAATTTACTCAGAGTAGCAGTTGTTATTGTTTTACCAAATCCAGTTGCGATTTCTTGTAGACATTGTGGATTAGAAAGAAATTTATTAATAACTTCTACTTGATCTTCACGTAATCTTATAGGCTGGCCTTGATAGATATGTCCTTCAGGCCAAGTTTGATCTTTCCAGTAATCTGTAGTAATTTTTTCAAACTGAATATCAAAGGTATTTCTATGATCTTCAATCTCAGCAATATCAACATTAGATTTTTCCAATACATCTATTATTTTAGGTAGTTGATGTAGATATCCTGTACCTCCTAGGCCAAATAAGGTCAAGCTGCCATCCCATCTTCCAAGTTTATAAGCTGGTCGATATCTGGCAGTAGGATCGAGATACTTAAATGTATTTGATAATTTTTTACGTACTTCTAAGGAGAGACCTTCTATTTTTAGATTAACCTCATCTCTTATAATTAGTTTACATGATGGCATCATTAGTTCCTGATATAGAACCAATAATAGGTTCTATTGTATTATAATAAATTTGTAAATCTACAGAACTACACCACTTGCTAGTTTTGCTTGATGTAAAGCTATTAGTATAACTGACTACACTGTTAGGGTACCAATCACTGCGTAGAATAAACTTGGGTAATTGATTATTAGCAATAGCAACAATTAAGGAATTTTTATCTAAACGTTGATTTAAATTATGTTCTGTGATATATTTGTTAAACATTATATTAGTATCTTTATTATTGTCAAATCTAAAGTATACTCTAATTTTTTCTTTATCTAACAAAGAATTTACTGCTATATTTAAATTTTTGATAGCCTCTAATGATCTTAAACTATTATGACCGTCTAAAATCATTAATAATGGAAATCTTTTTAGATCACACAATGACTTTAAAATATTTTCAATTGTCTGATCCTGAGGTGAAATCCATATTTTAGCTTTTAATCTGTTAGCAAGCTTAAAAGTCAAAGACATATCAGTATTTTCGAAATTATAGCGATATTGATATTTTATTCTTCTATCCAACAACAATAGTTGATTATCTATATTATCTCCTAGTTCCTGTTTTAAACAATTTAGAATAATAGGATTTAAGATACAGTCTATTTCATTTACAGAAAAAGATTTGTTTATGATATTATTAATTTGATTATAAAAATCAACTAAAGATTCTGAAATTTCAAACTTGTAGGGCCTTAATTTATCTAAGACTAATTTTATATTTTTTTCTGTAAAAGGAATGGAGAAAAGTCTATTAGATTTGTTTATAACATTACCTTGAATTGATTTAGTTAATTCTGTAAAACTGTTTTGGATACGACTATTATGTGTAAATTCAACAAAAAAATAATTCAATTCATTCTGTTTAGTATAGATTTTTTTGACTACCTGAAGAACTCTAAATGACTTAGACCATAATGGATTCTTAATGAGATCAAAGTCTTTGCCCAAGAAATTTAAAAATATGTTTTGATTTTCAATCATAATCTTTAGTAGCAAATTTCCTTGATTTTTGGTGAAAAAATTGCCACCTGTAACTTGCTTATGTAGACTAATTAAAATTTTCTTATCTCTGATAGGAATGTCAACATTTTCAAGAAACTGATTTTTTTGTACTAAATCTATGAATAATTGATCTACAGTGTTCATGCTATTATTTTACACAAACTTGACATAAATGTCAAGTTTTTACAATAAATTATCCAAAGGGTTTCCTTGAGAAATTTCTTCTAAAGTCCATTCGCAATGACAGATTTTTAATAACCATTCATTTTTGTCAACACTTTCAGGATTTTCTAAATTTTCTAAATTTTTGATAGAAATTGGGTATGCGAGGCTGTCTTTTGAGGTATAAACAGGTATATTAGACAAGGCTGCTTGTATAGCAGTATTACCTAAAAGATTTAAAACTATATGTGCTCTAGCAAAGTCTTCTACATGATCAAAGTCATCATAGGTTCCTGCTATTTTTTGAGGTATTCTTATTTCTGCCCCGATTCTTGGCAAGGATTTACACCATTCGAAGTCTCTAGGATGTGGTCTAAAAATAATTTTTCGATCAGTGTGTTTTTTTACTTCTTGTATGACATTTTCTAGCCATGTTTCTGGTTTTAGATTTTTGTTCCATTGTTGACTTTTAGAATGTTGTCCACAAATAAGCACATTTTCACCAAAATTATAGAGATTTTTTAGCTCAATACCTAATTTCCTTGGTCTATCTAAATCATAGTTTTCTTTATGATAAAAAAATCCTAAATTATTAATATGTCCAAGACCTACTCGCCAAGTTTTACCCCTTAATAGACCACCCACTTCTAAAATTATAAGTTTTTTTCCCTGTTTTTTAGCTAAATCCCATATTTCTTTGTTAGCTGACATTCGGCCGTTCCATAGTACCGACCATATTACAAAAACGTCAGCAGTTAAGTCATGTTCGACCACTTCATGGCCTAAACTTATAGCACCAAGACCAAAGGCCTTAAATACAGGACCACTATTTAGAGCTCCGAATCGAGGAAAAATTGACACTTTCATGATGTTGATAAGTAATAATAGTATTTAATGGTGGATAGATGTCAAAATATACAGTTGTCACAACTTTTAATGCCAAAGGCTATGATCAATATGCTCAAAAATTTCTAAGGACCTTTGATGAAACTTGGCCTAAGGATGTAAACATATGTGTATATACAGAAAATTGTGAAATTTCAGAAAATTTCACAAATCTAAAAGTAATAGATCTACATCAAGCTAGTGCTGATCTTCTAAGATTCAAAATGACTTGGAAAAATGTACCTAAGGCTAATGGAGATGTTACAGATGACCCAATACGATCAAAAAGGGGTGATGCCGGTAAGGGATTTAAATGGGATGCTATACGATTTAGTCACAAAGTCTATAGTATTTTTCATTGTGCTGATAACATCAGTTCTGAAATATTAATTTGGATGGATGCTGACATGATTTGTCATAGCAAAATCACTTTAGAACAGATAAGTCATCTTATACCTATGAATGTAGATATTTGTTATCTAGGTCGTGAGGGCAAATATTCAGAATGTGGTTTATATTCTATGAATTTAGCCAGTAAAATGACTTTAGATTTCCTAAAAGAATTTAAACGTATGTATGACCAAGCTGAACAAGGAATTTTTCTTCTAGACGAGTGGCATGACAGTTTTGTTTTTGATGAAGTAATGAAAAAATTTCCTCATTTAAGAAAACATAACTGGAGCGCACATTTATCAGACCTTAGACCAACAAAAAGACATTCAAAAGGCGAAGGGCATCCTTTAATAAATTGCGATTGGGGGAAATATCTTGACCATCTTAAAGGATCACGTAAAAATACTGGTAAAAGTCTGCCAACAGATTTAATTATTTCTAGAAATGAAAAATATTGGCAATGAAACAGCATTTTGGTCTTTATTTTCCTGAGTACGACACGCATTTTCCAAGAATGTTAGAAAAAAGTCTCAATAAAGACAATGTCTTAAGGTATCAATGGCGTCAACGTGATCATGCCATAAACATTTGCCATAATAAACGTATCTGTATTGATATTGGAGCTAATGTAGGACTCTGGAGTTGTGATTTAGTCTATAAGTTTGAACAGGTTATAGCTTTTGAGCCTGTAGAAGAATTTAGAGAATGTTTTAGGCGCAATGTGAAGAAAAATAACTATATTATACATCCTGTGGCCTTAGGAAAAACAGAATCATTTATCAATATGAATATAACAGAAGGAAATACCGGGCATAGTCATGTTGATCTCTCAAGTTTAGGTCAAGGTAACATACCTTTACGTACTTTAGATAGTTTTAATTTACTTAATGTAGATTTGATAAAAATAGACGTAGAAGGCTATGAAGAAGAAATTTTATTAGGTGCTATGAATACAATAAAAATTAATAAACCTGTTCTAGTAGTTGAGCAGCAACATCATGAATATAAAAACGACATGATTAATAAGCCTGCTATTAAGATTTTAGAAAGTTGGGGTTATATGGTACAAGCACAGTATAATAAAGATTGGATTTTACAATGTCAAATTTAAAAATAAGATTTTTTAGTGATAGTTTTAAAAGTAAACGGGCAAGCCATCGTCTAAGAGGTGATGTTGTTAGTCAAGCTCTTAGAGAATTAGGGTATGATGCTAAGGTAGTAAGAGATTTTTCAGATGTTGACTCAAATACTATTGTAATTTTTCTAAAAAGAAGTTTACCTCCTTCTATTCAACGTGCTAAAGATCTGGGTGCTAAAACTGTCTATGATTTATGTGAAAATAAGTTTGATGAAAAAGAAGAATATTGTCCTAATTGCGCTCTAGTAGATGTAGTCAGCGTAAACAGTGAACAAATGGCTATTAGCACTAAGAATTACACTGAAAAAGACAGCATATTAATGCCAGATCCTTTCGAAAGGCCAATTTTAGCTCCTAGATTTCGTCCTGGTAAAACTTTAAACATTTTGTGGTTTGGGTCTCAGTCTAGTTTTAAATTTTTACCCCTAATCGAAGTTTGGCAACGTTTAGAAAAAGAAATAGGAAATTATACCTATCACATGATTATGTCAAAACCTCAAAGATTATTAGGTAAGATGCTTAAGAGACAGAGTAAAGGTGAAATTAAAGGTATTAATTTGGATAAGGTTAAAATGTATGATTGGTCTTGGGAACTACAAGGGCAGTTATTAAATGATTGTGATTTGGTCTTGATGCCTGTGATAACTGAAAATTATAGAACAGATACTAAAAGTGCTAATCGAGTGATTGATAGTTTAATTTCAGGAAGATACGTAATAACCAGTCCCTTAGCAAGTTATTTGGAATTTGCTGATTATACATGGCAAGATCCTGATTACATCGCTGGAATTAAACATGCCTTAGATAATCCTAGTCTTATACTCTCGAAAATTAAAGAAGGACAAAAGCATACATTAGAAAATTTTAGTCCTAAAAAATTGTCCAAGGCTTGGATAGAAGAGATTATAGCCAAGGTAGGTTTATAATGGGCAGTCCTAATGACTTAATCTATATTAAAGAAACATGCCCTAGAGTAGATGGCGCTATCTTAGAAATAGGAGCAAGAGAAAACACCACTGGTTTTAGAACCTATTTCTCAGATAAGTGTACGGAATATATTGGAACTGATCTAGTAGAAGGTCATGATGTTGACATAGTCTGTGATTTAATGAATTTTGATAATCCTTTACCAAAAAATTATTTCGATCTTGTTATATGCTGTAGTGTTATGGAACACGTACCAGCTCCTTGGATTTTAGCCGATAATATATCTAATCTTGTTCGTCCAGGTGGTAAATTATATATCTGTGTTCCTTGGTCTTGGAGATATCATCCTTATCCAGAGGACTATTATAGATTTAGTTTTAGAGCTATCGAATATCTTTACCCTCACTTTAACTGGGAAAGATATGCTTATTCGACCGAAAACGAAGGAGATATTAAATGGGTGGAAAAGTCTGCTATAAGCGATCGTAAGATGGTCTATGCTCTACATGACGATTCTGGTCGTAAAATAAAAAAATATCTTTCTTATTTGTTGATTAACATGATAGGAACTAAAAATGTTATCTGAAATAATTGCTGATAGATTATCTAAAAATTTGCCTATTAAACTTCATTTAGGTTGCGGGCATCAAAAATTACAAGGGTATCTAAATGTAGACGGCGAGTTTATGAATTATGATAAGGAGATTATTATACATGATATCAGTCAACCTTTTCCTATACCAAATAACTGTGTTGATGAAATTTTAACTGTTCATGTTATAGAACATTTTAGTAGAGAAATTCCTCCTATAATGTTTAAAGAATTTCTTAGAATATGTAAACCTGGAGGATTTGTGGCTACAGAGTGGCCAGATTTTCTTAAAATGTGTAAAGAAGTTGTTAAAAATCCTGATTGTTTTTGGACTACAGATAAGAGATTAGTAAAGCGAACAATTTCTGGAATATATGGTGACTATGCTAGATATCCAGACCCAGTTATGCTACATAAATGGGGGTACAGCGAAGAAAGTATGATAAAATTACTTACAGAAATTGGGTTTAGCACCGTTCACGCAGAACCTAACAGATATCCTAAAAGTGGTATAGATAGCAGAGTTATTGCGTACAAATAATGGCAGCTAAGATAGTTAAAGAATTAAAAGGTTTCTCAGGAAACCAAATCTTTTTAATGGGTAAGCATGGAAATTTTTTTGTAAGGAAAATAGGAAAGATAGACAGAAACATAGAACGTATGACCGCTCTATCAGCTGAATTTCCTGTTCCTAAAATCGTAAAATTCTCAAAAGAAGCTATTGACATGGAATATATTCATGGCTTGGATATTAAAACTTTTCTTAAAACTAATAACTATCGAATATTACTAAATTTTATTATAAAAATATTAGATAAGTTTAAGGCAGATAATATCATAAAGGATTATTCAAAAATCTATAAACAAAAATTAAATGAAGTAGAGTTAGCGGAAGATATAGTTTTTACCAAAGACGAGCTATATGAAAAATTACCTAAAACTTTACCATCAGGGCAATATCACGGAGATTTTACATTAGAGAATATAATTTATTCTGAAAATAAAGGTTTTTATCTAATAGACTGTGTTCAAATAGAATACGATTCATATATTTTTGATATAGCTAAGATGAGACAAGATTTAGAATTAGGTTGGTTTATTAGAAATGAAGATTATTTTGAAATACAAACTAAATTTATCCAACAAGAACTATTAGAAAAATATCCAGAAGCTGCTAGTAATTATATTCTAATTTTAATGCTATTAAGAGTATACAAATACACCACTAGAGAAAGTTTTGAACGTAATTTTTTAACACAAGGAATTAATAAATTATGGAAATAATTATGCCCGCTGCGGGTTTATCCACAAGATTTCCTAACATGCGACCAAAATATATGTTAACTGACAATACAGGAAAAATGATGTTTGAAAAATCATTAGCTCCTTATCTGGGAAAGTATCATATTACCATGGGTATTTTACAACAACATCAAGACGAATACCAGATAGCAGATTATGTTAAGAAGGAATATAGTAATGTCATTAATATTATAATTTTACCATCTTTAACAAAAGGACCTGCCGATACTGTAAATCAGATTATTAACCAAGCAGGTATATCAGGCGAAATTTTGATTCGAGATTGTGATAGTTTCTTTGACCATGAACCACAAGAAGGCAATTATGTTTGTGTTTCTGACATACAGGATCATGATATTCTTAAACGACTAAGTTCTAAAAGTTTTGTAGTTGTAAACAATCAAGGCATTTTAACAAGCATAAAAGAAAAACAAGTAATATCTAGTAAATTTTGTGTAGGTGGGTACAAATTTGAAGAAGCAGATCTTTTTACCAGAACTTTTGAAAAATTAATAGCATGGCACGACAAGGAAATATTTGTAAGTCATATAATCGAAGATAATCTAAATAATCTACATATTTTTAAAGAAAATCTTGTAACTAACTATATTGATGTAGGCACAGCAGAAGATTGGTTGGACTATAATAAAGTTAACAATTAATTATGTCATTGGCTATTTTTTACAACGGTGATAAAAGACATAATCTCAATATCACCTTAGAAAATCACGATAAATTATTTAATAAATTAAATGAGTTGACACCTATAAAAATTTATTGGTTTACAAAGGATGATCCTGAAAGGGGCTTTTGTCCTTATGAAGAAGGTAACATTCATGATGATAAAGTATATCGTAGAGGGCAAGGTGGAGGAATACAGATATGGGACTTTTTAAGAAGTTGCGAAAGAACTACCGAGCCATTTGTGATGAGAATGAGAACTGATACTTGGTTTACAGATACTAGTATAGAAATTATACTTGACGAACTGCGTGAAATTTTAAACAATCGAACTGATATAGCTTACTTTGGTAGTGACTGGATACATGAGAACGCAGGAAAGATAAATCAAAAAATACAGGTTATTAATGGTACTGCTCCAGGAGTTCAAGATTTTGTAATATTAGCTAGAAGAAATAAATTAAAACCTAGTAATGAAATTATTGACTATATTAATTTTTTGCCAGCTAAAAAACGACGTAGTGGCAATAATTTGTTTAAACTTTTAATTCCAATGCACCAAGAAGATGGTTTATGGGTTCAAGAAGTCAACGCCTATAGAATTTTATGCCAAATTTGGCTTGTGAGAAAGACCTATCAAAATTATCCTAGTGATATGGAAGTATGTAAAGATTATATTCAAAGCTATATTTTAGATGACAAGTCAGAAGTAGGAAAGAAAACCTTTATTATTCCACATCCTATGCAGGATGCTGTAGATTGGTGGAGAGCCCAACAAAGATGGAATAAACTTGACTTAGATATAAAGGATTTTAAAAGATGGCAATTGCCCTAGTATATATTGGTCAAAATAGATTTTTTTCAACCGCTCAAAAGAATCATCAAGAATTAATAAACAAGTTAAAATCTAAGCATGAATTAAATGTTTATAATTTTATTAAATCTCAAGACGATGCGACCTGTCCATTTAATAGCAGCGGGGGAATTCAAGTATGGGACTTTTTAAATGCCATTGACTTAACTAGCGAAGAAATTCTAATCAAATTTAGAACAGATTTATGGTTTACTCAAACTTCTATGTTAATTTTACAAAAAGAATTGGATAAAGTTTTAAGAGGAGAACTTGATACTGTATTTTTAGGACTAGACTTTTTAAATGGTTACAATAAAATTAAAATGTATACTGATTTTAAAGAAACTAAAAAGGTCACAGACTTTGTTATAATTACAAAAAGAAATGTATTGAGAAATAGAGAGGATATTGTTAGAGATCTAACAGGGGTTAAAAAGAAAAGTGGTAATCAAATGTTTAAATCTATAATAGATGAAAATGCTATGGCATTATCAGTAAGTTGTCAAATTTATCTATTAAGAAAAGATTATACAGATCCAGAAAACTACATAATTTATAAAGATTGGACTAGTGAATATCATAAAAGTCAAGAGTCACAGCTATGGGTAAGTGAGAATCCTAGAGTTATACGGAAAGAGTTTTAATGTTTAGTGATTATTTTTATACCAGTATAGAAATTGGAAAAAGATTTCAGAAAACAAATACTTCATGGGGAGGTGATGACTGTAAAAATTATCATAATCAAATACGTGTTTTAATGGACAAATATCAAGCAAAAACATTATTAGACTTTGGTTGTGGTAAAGGTCGGCAGTATGTTAACCTAGTTCCTTACGGGTTACCCTACGATAAAACAACAGAACCTATGACATTTCAAACACGGATTAATGCCCAAGAAGTTTATAAGTACGATCCTTGCGTGGAAGAATTTAGTACAGAACCTTGTGGTCAAATTTTTGATGCTGTAATTTGTACTCAAGTTTTGGGCAGTATTCCTGATATAGACATGAAAAATTTTGCTAATAAGTTAGCTGGATATGCTAGAGAATTCGTTTTTATTGGTTTACATAATCCTTTCAAGCCCATTAAGAGAAAAAAAATGATGTATGATTCTAAATACATCAGTTATCCTCGATCAGTTGATTGGTATATAAAACAATTTGAGCATATTACAAGACCTGAAATATATTGGTGGTTTAGAGATTATGAAACAGAATATAATCATTGGTACTATTCGCTAATTTAGATATGGTAAAAATTTCTGATAAATTAGACCTTTTTTACTTTCTTGATCTGTCCAATGACAAGCAGACAAATCATTAATCCATTGAGTTCTATCATATGAATATGGTTCGTTAATAGAATCAATATTTCGGTTAGCTACATCCCAACAAACTGAACTAGAATCGTCTACCCATAAATGTACACCTGACATGATAGCTGCTACACCACTACTGCTATTAAACACAAACGCTCGTTTAGCATTTTGTAAATCTTGTAATAATGGTGTACTTACACTATTACTGATATAGACACCTTTTTGTTTAAGATGTGATAAATCTGAAATCTTCCCAGGATGAGGTCGTAGCATAATAGGATCATTATTAAATCTACGTATTTTATTAATTTTGTCTTCTGCCCATTTTACAGGATTTAAACCTTTCATTCCCCATCCACCGTCTCTTTGAATTAGTAATAAGTTATATTCTCCGCTATTTTTCCAAGGAGCCATGTGTAAATTAAAATCTCTCTGTATTTGTAACCATTTATCATTATTGCTATTTTTATTAGCATACTGACCTTTGTCATATTCGACGCTGTTTATGCTGTAGCGTAAGTACAAACTTTCTGTATCAATAAATTTAAAACAATTAGCATCTATAGACATTGTATGATCCATATTGTCTTTCTGTCGGTTTACAATTTCGGCTCTAAATTTAATATTTGGTGTACTAAGTATAGGACTAGGCCAACCTAGAATAACAGCCAATTTTGCCGGAATAAATCTTAGGTTATCTTCTATGTGTACAGACGCACCAGAGACTCTTGCTCCATGAGCAAAAGCCAACAGAGTATCTATTTTTCTTCCTGCCGTTTGTTTTTGTAATGAACTTAGATAAACGACTACATCAAGTTTCTTCATTTAGGATACGCCAAGCAGTACCGTTTTTCATTTCAATTTCAGAAAACTGACAGTAAGCTAAATGAGCAGCCCATTCAACTATTTCATCTTTAGTAGGAATGTAAGGATTTTCTATTTTAGCCAAGTTGTTTAATGAAAGGTGTTGAGCAGCATTAGGACCTAGAGTAAATGCTGGCTTACCAAATAGCAGTGCTTCAGTAGCAGCTATACTATTAAATGTTACTAGACAATGAATATCTTTTGACAATGCCATTTCGATACTATCTGAAGAGACTCTGTCTCTTCTACTGGGTTTTGTTCTCACGATAATTGGTCTATCAGTATATTTTTTAATAGTTTCAATAGTTTCTGTTAGCCAATCATCCAATACAAGACCAAAACAGGACATTGCTTTTTCGCTTGGAGGACAGAGTAAAATATTTTTTCCTTTGGTAAACTTAGCAGGTTTTACTCCAGTAGCATCCAGTCTATCTGTTGGTCTACGTTTAATAGGACCGATATTCTGCATGGCATTTTTGGTAATTCTATGAAAGATTTTTTTCCTTCCATTTCCAAAATAACCTGTGTCAATATAGAAATAATCTCTTCCAATTTCTTCACATTTCTTCATATGCTTACTCTTGGTAATACCTCTAAAAACTACAGGGACCATGGAATTTTCAACTTTATCGTAGTTTGTAATTCTGCCTCCACATCCCACAACAAATGCTTTAAGGTAAGGATCATAAGGATGACCCTTTTCGTCGTCGCCTTTTCTTTGCCCATCTACAGCAAAAGCATTTTCTTTATTAAGCATTTTTACACCTGTTATTATCTGTTCAAATGTTGATCCTAGAAGTTCACCTTCCGGATCTACTCTATAATTTACAATGTCAGCAAATACTTTTTCTATCTCAGAAGGAACATTATCATGAGGTTTAAGAATAGGGTCAGGCCGAATAGCATCGAGATATTTATTGCGTTCATCTAACCAATTAGCTCCGTATTCGCAATGAAAATAATTTGGAAACCAGGGACCTCCTTCTGTATAATGTATTGCCTTAGGCTTGCCGTCTTTAGGTTCTTTATACCAATTTACTAGCCAGTTCCATTCGTGATCTAGTTCTCCAATATGCTTGTCTTCTAACCATTGAAATCTATGTAGATAGGAGGGTTGCTTAGAATTGACTAGATCTGGAGTCAATACTGCGTTAGAAGGATGAGCACAATTAAACAATATCATACTACTCCAATTTTTCCTAGGATAGGCATATTGAAATTTGCCGTCCATCTTAAAGCCTTCTTCTGGAGTGTAATCATGCTTGACTACCATTACAGCGTACTTGTCGTCAGCAAGTTTAAAGAGTTGTTCTATATCCCCTAACCATAAAAAGTCACAATCAACAAATACTGCCCAGCCTTTATATTCAGATAAATGCGGAACTAAAAATCTAGTGAAAGTAAATTCAGTGCTGGCTAGGTAATCCACAGGCCTAGTGTATATACCTTTCTCTCTTAATTCGTGTTGTTTTAAGGGTTCTACAGATGCCTTAGGTTGTCTGGTTAGAATACTATATCTACATATTTGATATGCTATATCTTCTCTTGAGTCCCACCCAATATAAATTTTCATTTTCTTTCAATGTCCTCTTCTACGCATTGATCGCCGTATTGTATTTCTAAAATATGGCATGGTTGATCTGTGTCATTACGACATTGATGCCATACTTCACGACCAATGATATAAGTTTCATTGGCTTTTTTATGTATAGTATTTTGAATACCGTTAAATTCAGTTAATATAGCACATTGGCCTTTGAGCACAAACCAATGTTCATTTCTATGAAAGTGTCGTTGAAAAGACAGACTCGAATGAGGATTAATGACTAATTCTTTTACTTTGTATCCGGGTTCAGATCTTATCACACCATACCAGCCCCATGGCCTGTCTGTTCGATTTATAGTCCAATTATCTAATATCCAACTGCTCGAGTTTAGTTTTTCTTCTCCGCCTACTCCAAAGACAAATTCAACATCATCAAACACCATTTCTGGACAGTTACTTTTATTACGGTCGCCGCCGTTAGCAAATATTAATTGGTGTTTTTTAGGATACATTTGTTTGACCGTTTCTATAGCTTTTATAGAAGTATTATCGTCATCTTTAAAGGTAATAACCTGATCAACCATTTTCAAACTGTTTATAAGTTCTGTTCGTTCCCAACAGGGAAGAAATGGTCTACCTTTTTTCCTACTAAGCCATGCATCGCTGTTGACGCCGACTATGAGTTTATCCCCTAATTTTTTTGCTTCTTTAAAATAGTTTAAATGCCCTGAGTGTAAGGGGTCAAACCCTCCAGTAACTAATACGATTCTCATGGCTGTATTTACAATGAAGCGTCCTCCATACCGGCAACTCTGAGTTTAACGATGTTGGTAATCATCCATTGTTTTTGATCAAGTGCCTTGGTAACACCTAACCATTTATTACGTATAAGAGCGAAATCATTGATAATTTTTTCAAAATCAACAACATCATCTTCGCCCTCTACGTATTTTTCACAGTCTCTACTACTTAGAGCACGTTGATAATTTTCAAGATACTTACGAAAATATTGGCTTTTCAGTCGACGCAGTTCGATGTTTAGATATTCAAGAATAGCTTCAATTTCTTGTAACTGTCCATACCGATGCTCCACAATACCGGGCATATTTGCCGCGGCCTTTTCTATATTACCCGTTATACGGCTGTCTACTTTTGCTGCCTGTAATTCGGCTTCGTAGTATTCGACAGCATCGGGGATATTACTGATATCCTTGGATATCTTTGTATACCAGTTCATTCGTCGTCTTCGTAGTCCCAGTTATCTTCTTCGTAATCTTCAGTTTCCTCATCTCCTTGATCTAAGTAGTATTCTATGGCTGTGTCTAAGTCGTCGTCTACACCAGTGGCAGACTCCATTACCTTATCTGAGATGCCATGGTCGGCAAGTAGATCAACATATCGTTCTGCAACAGCTTCGACATTTTTCTTATCTACATATTCTTTAAACAGCATCCAGATATCGGCAATTTGATTCTCATTCATTTTCTACAGGCTCCTCAGGTTGTTCGACAATAGTTTTCTTATGGTTGTGATAATCATTCATTATCATAAGTAATTTATCATCTTTCCACTCTTTTCTATAGTGTAAGTGTTCTTGACCACTACTGTCAACAAACTTGAGTCTGTTTCCTTGTT